GGAGGAGCGACTGGACACCCTCCGCGATGGCCTCGTTCTTTTTCCGCTCCTCAGCCAGCTGGGCGCGGAGCAGGTTGACGAGGTAGCCAAGCACGGCGAGGATAGCGGTAAAAAGCCAGTCTACCCAGTGCGTCGCGATAAATGTAAGGATGTCGTCCATGTAAGTCTCCTCCGTTATCTGAGTTTTGCGTCTCTTTCAATCGCCCGGATCTCCGCGATCACGCGGGCGGCTTTGGACTCCACATTGGAATCCTTCCCGCGGGCGGTGTCGCGGATCTCCTCCAGGCAGGCGATGGCCTTCTCCGCGAGGTAGGTTACCACCTTGATTTCTGTATCTGACAGCATCAGCTCACCACCTTAAGGATGTATAATTTGGTATCGCACGGATACGTAATGCTCACCGCCCCCGCCTCTGACATGACCGTGTTCGTGCCTAGTAGCGTCCGCACCTCCTGCGGGGTCAGGTGGTAGGTGGTAGGGGTGGCGAGGGCGTAGCAAAGCTGATGCCCGGTCATGGCGGTCTTGAATTCGGCGGGGTCGGTATAAGCGGTGTTCACGGCACGAAAAACACTGTGACTTCCATTTGCCGCCATACACATATAGCCATTAATCGGGTTAGATATAGAGAAAATATGATCAACATAAATATCTGATACGCATGCCCCGTTAATTTTAGCCACTGTTTCTAAAGTGGTTGAATAAAAGAGCCCGTTTTGATAGTAACTCCATGTCAGACTCCCCAAATCCACCATCGCCCTGTCTACGACCAACTCCCCGCTCACCACATCAAGCGTCCCGCCGTAGACGGTGGTCGGCAGGTCGGTAGTGTAGGTCGTTGGCTCAATATACGGCTCGTAATCGGTTTTTGTAGAGCCGACTTCCACCATACCCTCAGCGTCAACAAACATCCCGTAATCCGTTATTGTTGCGGGGCAAACGAGGAGGTAAATGTTGTCACCACTGTTCAGCGTGATGTTCTGTATGTTTGTAATGATTTTTCGGTTACTGATTGCATCACCAACAGCGGGTAATTTTGTCCCGAAAGCCACGGTTATCCCCATGCCGTTAGCATTCTTTGAGAACGTATAATCCGTATTCGGTTTACACGGCAAAGCAAACACCCTTGCGTTGGTGGCTGACCCGATTGTTGTGGTGCCAAGCGTTCCCGCTATAGCATCACTTGGCACTTCATTCGGGATCAGATTCTTCCCGCACCTCGTCACCGTCACCGCATCATGCCCGGAGATAGGGCAGATGTTGGAGTAGGGGGCGTAGGCGGTAGCGGTGGAGCCAAGTTCCAACTGAACATTGTAGAACTGCATATTTGATCCACCGTTCGACCCATACGAAATCATTATAAAGTCATCGGCGGTTTCGGGCGCGAAGGTGATTGAAGACAGCGCATATACACTGCCGCTTACAATAGTACCACTTTTGGTTACACCGTTTATCTTTGCCGACACACGGATATTTGTAATTTCCGAACCATCAGGAATTCTCATGATGGCACTGAAAGTCATAGCTTGACCGATGTATTTTTCGGGGATGGTAGGGTGGATGCGAAGACTCTGCGCCCCGGTGATAATAAAGCTTCCGTCTGCCTGTTTGTACGCCGCATATACGGTATCCTCGTCAAACAGGTTCTTTCCACCCCCCGCCGCCCAAGGCTTGTCATACCCGTGCAAATCCTGCACAGGCTCAATCATGACCTTAACGCTCTGCATGGGCAGGTCATCCGCCCCGTCAGGCACGGCTACCACATCACCTGATGCGCTGTCGATGATTATCGCCGCCGTTGTCGTCCGCATCTCCTGCACCGCCTGCGCCGCATCCTCTGCGCTCTCAGCCGCCGCCTCTGCCGAAGCCGCCGCATCTGTCGCAGAGCCTGCCGCATTATCCGCAGACCGCTCCGCCGCTGTGGCTGACCCGCTTGCCGCACCTGCGTAACCTGCCGCCGCCGTGGCGGAGTCCGCCGCCGCACTCGCTGATCCGCTTGCCGCTGTCGCGCTCTCCGACGCATTGGAGGCATATGTCTGCGCCTGTGACGCCGACGCCGCCGCATTGGTCGCATACGTGGACGCCTCGCCCGCCTTCTGCGTCGCCTGAGATGCCGCACCGCTCGCCGTGGTCGCTGACCCCGCCGCTTGGGTTGCCGCTGTCTCTGCGTCCGATACACGGGATTCGACAGTCTCTGCCGCATCCTCTGCCTGACCCGCCGCATCCTCTGCCTGACCCGCCGCTGTCTCGGCACGGGTGGCACTGCCTGCCGCCTGCTCTGCGCTCTCAGCCGCTTCAGCCGCGCTGGCCTCCGTTTCTTCCGTGGCACTCTGCAGTGCCGCTATTGCCTGCTCGATGACATCCTGTTGCACCGGTGTCGGCTCCACGTCCGACGGGCGCGATCTCTGCGCGAGCGGGATCGTGACCTTGTACACCGTCTCGCCGTCGTCTTCGGCGTGGTGCAGGTACACCCACGCATAAATCGCGCGGGCGGTGTCGCTCCAGAACAGCTCGTCGGGGATCGGGACACCGTCGGCATTGCCCAGCTGCTTGATGGCGCTGCCAAAGAACTCACGGTTGCTAAAGTGTACCTCGTACACCTCCGGCAAGTCGATATCAGCAAATCTCAGCACCTGCCCGTAGTCATACTGGTACTTGCTCGCCGTCCGCGTGGACAGTGCGCCGCCGAAGCGGGCTGTGATTATATTCGTTGCCATGCCGTCACCTCCTTACGACAGCCTGATCACGCTGAAGTTCCAAAGCACTGCCCTAGATGCCCCGCTCGACTGCTGGCAGAGCGCGTAGAACGTGGTCGCAGAGTTGATCGTGTACGCGTAGAAGGAGCTGATATTGTTGCCCGCGCCGCTGAAAGCCTGCTGTGACGGAGCCGCGCCCCACGCATTCGCTGCCGTGTGAACGCACCCCTTCAAATATCCGCTGTCCGCATTGCCACTGCAGGAGGCCGTCAGCATGACGAGGTAAGTCCCCTTCGTGGAGACCGTCTTTGATGCGAGGGTGGTAATCGCGGATGTACTGGAGGCAAGCGTGTTCGTGCCTGCGGCAATGTGCGTCACACCGCTCACGGTCGCGCCTTCGTCCACGCCGTTGAGCTTGGTCACCATCGCCGGACTCATGAGCCCGTGGTGCGAAGTGGTCGCGGCGGCTCCTGCGGATCGCCATCCTGCGTTGCCGGATCCATCTGTCTTCCAAAAGCAGTACTTGACGTCGCTGTCACTGCCGCCGTCGGTGCTGTTCTTGTTGAACAGGGTGCGGTAGTTCGCCGCAGAAAGCAAGCCGTTGGAGTTGTACGAAGCGTTACCGTAGGTAGTGTTGGTATCCGGCGGAGTCGCCCATGTGCCGTCACCACGCATATAATGAGCAGCATTGCCGTCGAGCTTCTTCAGGAGACCGTTGGCGGAGGTGGACGCAAGGCCATACGTGGTATTGGCGTCGTCCCGCCATGCCGGATTCCCGCTCGCATCCGTCTTCCACACCTTATTGGCATTGTTCGCCGTCGGTGCGGTAACATAGCCGTCTACCGTCTTCGCGTTCTTCGTCCACGTGTCCTGCGTGGTGATTGTGCCGGTCGTGCCGTCCGCCTTGGTGTAGGTCACGGTGCGGCCTGAGACGGTCAGCCGTGTGATGGCGTTCGCCTTGATGTCCGAGAAGAACTTAACGATCTTGCCGAGGATGACCTTCAGCGTGTCGTTGGCGGCAGGGATCGGATAGCTTGCCGTGCTTGCCGTCGTGCTTCCGATCTTGGTGTCGGCGGCGTCGCCGTTGGTGTCGAGCTTGTTGCTCTTGAGCAATGCCAGGTATCGGTTGAGCTTGCCAATCACCACCCGGAGCTTGTCCCCTGCCGCCGGCGTCGGGTAGCTTGCCGAGGATGCCGTGATCGTCTCGACGGTGGTCTCCGCCGCGTCGCCGTCCGTGTCGACCTTACCCGCGTCCAGATCGTGGAGTGCGGCGTCAATGCCTTCGATGTCCTCGCTGAGGTCATCAACCAGCGAAAAGTCATCGAGTTCAGGCTTCTTGAAGTTGTAGTTAGTTGAATACTGCATATCTTATTCCTCCTGCCACTCCGCGCCGGAGTAGATATTTCGCCATGTATGCGTGGACAGCTCCCGCCATGTATGCGGGGCGAAAGTCCGCCAACGGTTATATACAATCTTGACATTGACCACCATGTCAGCGGGCACCATCGCACGGAGCTGATTGTACACAAGGTTCACATTTGAGATCTCCGACAGCATGATGTTGACCGTGATTACCTTCGCCGCCCTGTCGATGGTCATGGTGTAATGGTCGCCGAGCATCGTGGTCAGCACCTCGCGCACCTTCGGCTCCGTGTACGGCAGACCGCCCGACCAGCGACCCTTGATGATGATCCGCTTCTCTGCAATGCTCGTCCCGTCGGCAAAGGTGATGCCCATGAGAGCCGCCCACCGGTCACAGGTCGCCTCGTCCATCGTGTCAAAGCTAATGTTGTCGGAGATCTTCGCAAGCACCGCCCAGATGAGCTTCAGCTCCTCGTCGTAGGCGTGTGTGATCCGCTGAAACTCCTCGATGGCGGAGATGTGCTCCGGCAGATATCTGATCGTCTTTATCTCCATCATGATGCAGTCACCGCCCCCAGTACCGGGATCTTGTCCCAGTCAAGCCTTGTATACGACGTGTTGCCGTTGATCGTCGTATCGCTGATGTCCTCGATGCCGGTCACGGACAGCACCGCCGCCTCGATACGTGATACGTATATCGTGGTTTTGGTGGTATGGTCGCCGTCTGCCCATGCCGATGCAAGGCTCTCGAGGTAGTCGTTGATCCGCGCCGTCACATCATCCTTGACGGTTGCCCAGCTGTAGCCGGACGCATAAGTCAGATGCATGGTGATGTCGCAGGTGACCTCCGTCACGGTAACCACCGTCACGACATGATCGATGGATGCATATCCGTATCCCGTGTCGGTGCCGGTCGGGTTGGCGTCTTCCTGGATCTGATTCACGAGGTACTGGCTCACCGCCCGGTGGTCAGTCCCGATCACGCAGACCTTCACGGTGCCGGGGCCATCCCACGCCGGGTAGACCTTACTGCCGCCCACGCCGTCATAGCTCTCCGCGACCTGTTCGTATGCGGCAACATTACCCGCGAAAGGCTTGGTGCCGAAGCTCTTCAGGTAGCGGGTGTAGAGCTCCTCGTGCGTCTCCGCATCCCGTCCGTCCACCAGCACGCTGATGATCACGGCAGATGTCAGACCGTCCACGTAAT